AGGCAGCGAGGGCCGTCATGCCGCCACCGATGCGCTGGGTGGCGGCATTCAGTTGATCAGCATCCCGCGCCGCTGTCCTGGTGCTCTGGCCCAGTTCATCGACATTACCGTTCAGGCGACGCAGGGCGTCCTGGGCGTCGTTCAGATCGGCGCGGATGCGGAGGGCCAGTGTCAGTTGCTGATTGTTCGCCATTTCAGGATTCCAACTGTTGGAGCAAGGCGGTGGCGTCCGTGCCTCCCACCATTCCGTACATCACCGCGTTAATGTCTCGGGCCTGCTCGCGGCGCTCAGCCGCTTGCGCCTCTTCCCAAAAGAGAATCAGCTGTCGCCGGGTGTAGTTGTTGAGGGCGTCGCGGTGGTGGCCGGCGCGAATGAGGTCGGCGAAGACTCGGCTCCAGAGCGCTGCGCGGCTAGTGCCATTTCCAGGAGGCGCGGACGCCAGAGCCGTCGAACGAAAAAACCGTTGTTCACCTCCCACCAGGTCAGCACCAGAGCTTCACCTTCATCTGGTGGCAGAGCGTCCACCCAGTCCATCGACTGGCCGCAGCTGATGGCGATCAGCTCGCGCAGCGCGTCAGCGTGCAAGGCCAGGGCGTCGAAGATGACGTTGATCGACTCCGGGCTGTCCATCTTCTGCGGGGGGATAGCGGCCAGGCTGTCGCCAAGCGGCGCGAGTAGATGGTTGTGGCGCAGTTGCTCGCTGAAACTCAGCTCGCGTACGGTCACCTCGACGCCCCCGACCGTCAGTTGACGGTCAGGGAACAGCACGCTCAGGCTGTCGTCGGGCGCCGAGTCGGTCGGCTGGCCGCGAGGGTTAACAGGCTTCTTCCCGGCCATGATTTACCCCAGCTGGATAATGCGACCGAAGCGGCCCAGGTCGCCGGTATCCGGCTTGCTGGTGTCCAGCAGGATACCGCCGCTGATCTGCATCCCGGCAACGGTGTTGCCGTCGCTGATCAATGCCAGCTCCTGGAGCGGGTCGGTCGCGACCTTGTACAGCTCGACGATGACCGGCGCGCCGCCTTCGGCCAGGTTGATGCCCTTATAGCGCAGGGCAACGGTCGGCTGCGGCGCGGTGAACATGCCCACCTGCTTAGTGGCGGCGTACTCATAGGCCGCTTTGAACGGCTGGGTCGGGGCCGGCGTCGGCAGACCCAGCAGTTGGACCTCGCCGTAGGCGCCATCGGCTCGCAGGGCGTAATACTGCGGGTCGAGGGGCGCCGGGCTGCTCGCGCTGTCGGTGATGACCAGTTCGCTGACGCCGAAATTGGCCAATCGGATCACATCGCCAGCCACCAGGTCGGCGGGGAGTACCTCGCCCGTCACGGAGCCCGCCGCCTTGGCCACGACCTTGCCATAGAGAGTAAGCGCCAGGTTGTCCGGGCCGATGCTGTGCAGGGTGATGTTGACGGTGGCGGTCTTGCCGATGGGGAAGCTTCGGACCAGGGCTTTCTGGCCGCTGTAGCTTTCCTTGTGCTCGACCTTCTCGACTGCGAGCTGGATGCTCATGGCCGAGACATCCTGAATCCAGCGCCATTTGCCGAGGACGCCGTTGACGATAGGCGCGGCGTCAATCTCACCTTGCCCGTAGAAATACGTTTCCTGTGCCATGTGAGGCCTCCGTAGGAATCAGATGTTGCGCGTTACTTGTCGCGTTTCTCGTCGGCCTTGGGCTCGGCGGGAATCTTGGTGATCAGTTGACGGCGCAGCAGAAACTCGGCATCGGCGCGACTGACTTCGATCTCGTCGCCCTGCGCCACCGGCTTGCCGGCATGGGTGTGATTGGGTTTCTCGGCGGTGATGGTGACTTTTACGGTTTCCATGACTTGAGCCTCGGGAAGACAAAGTTGGCGGTGAATACCAGCGGGAAATAGAAGAACCCGTTGCTGTAGCTGACTGGCGAAGCCTGCGGGCTGCGGGCCAGCGGGCTGACGCCCTGATCAGGAACCCAGCCGGTCAGTGCCTTGAGCAGCTGGCCGAGCAGCGGGCCGGCTTCGCGCCGGGCGCCCTGGCCGTCGCCCTGGGCGTCGGCGTAGTACAACGTCAGCACGGCTGCCCAGTGCTGGGTGACCGTCTGAATCGCCCGACTGCCGCCCTGGTGCGACGCCCCGGTGCCGATCTCGTCGCCCAGGTAGACGACATAGACGCAAGGCGAGCCCTGGCGCTGTTCGTCGAGGGTGGCCAGATCGGGGATGCCCGAAACGTCCTGAAGGCCGGGCACCTCGGCGCGGATGCGCTCGACCAGGAGCGTCTCCAGGAACAGGTAATCGAACGGCTCGGCAGTGGTCACCAGGTGCCCCCGAAATCGTTGCGTTGCGAACTGATTTGAACGGTGTTGGCAATGGGCGCCGGGGTGCCGGAGCTGGTCAGGGCCAGGCTGAGCTTCCCGGAGGAAATACCGCTCAGCAGCTTCCGCTTGCGCTCGGCATCCAGGATCGCGGGGTGGTCGTCCTTGACCTGGGTGTGCAGGTTGGCAAATGCCAGCACGCACGCTACGCGCTTCAGCACCACAGGCACCTGGGCCAGCGGCAGCTGGTAGCGGGCGTGCAAGTGGAGATCGATCTCCGCGTCCGCATCGGCGATGGCCTGGGCCACGACCGCCGGATCGATGGTCGTGGCGGGTTTATTGACGCGGTCGCTCAGCTGGCGGATGGACGCCTCGCCGTACTGCTCGACCAGGTCGGCCTGGGTGCAATAGCTCACTGTTGCTGCTCCTGGTGCTCCAGGACGTCGATGGCGCTATGGCACTCGGCAGCGACCCGGCGATCCAGCTCGGCCTGGGCGAGGTCGCCCTGGGCTTCGATGATCGGAGCGTTGTGCTCGGCGTTCTGCGCGGCGATGGTCAGTTGACTGATGGCCAGGGTGTGGTCGCTCATGTCGAACTCCTGATGAATAGGTGGCCATCCGTGGCCAGGGGCGGTCCCTCTGCTGGGGTGGGTTATTCCTGGGTGTCGTTGTCCGACGCGGACGGCTCACCCTCGCCGCCGACGTCGTCCGGCAAGAACTCGCAGGACTCGACGCGCAGCTGGGGCTCTTCCTTGATGGCCTTGAGCTGCGCCTCAGTCAGGGCGGACAGGGCGATTCCGATTCCTTCGCTGGTGAACGCGAAGCCAGCACGCCGGAAGGTCGGCGGATAGCTGCGCACGAAGATGCCCTCGACGCTCTGCTGGGCTTCATCGCCCGCCGCCTGGCGGGCCTGCCTGGCGGTCGGCTTGGCGGTAGTTGCGGCTTTGCGTGCCATGAGCTGCCCCCTTATGCGCCAGTGCCGGTGGAGCCGTAGGCCAGCTGCCAGAAGCCGTAACCGGCAGCAGCGCGGGCCTCGGCGCCGAACTTCAGCTTGCGCAGGTTGAAGACGTCATCCGAATCCAGGTTGACCTGGGAAACGAATACCGGCTTCTTCCTGGGCTGGTAGATGAACGGTTTTACCGGCTTGGTGGTGTCCAGCAGGAACCAGGCGGTGTCGGACTCGATACGCCCGTCCACTACCAGCTCAGCAGTGCCGACGTAGGGGTTCGGGGTGTTGTCCGCGAGCTTCGGGTTGGTGAGCAGCATCTTCGCCACGTCTTCCAGCGCCGGGCCGACCAGGAGCACGTTGGGGGAGACGTTGAGGGAACGCCCTTCCTCGTCCTTGAACTTCTTCATCGCAGTGCGAGCAGCGCCATAACCTGCCTTCGCCGCCGCCTGGTTGGCGTTGGAAAGCGGAGCGGTGCCCTTGTTGCTCACCGAGGCATCACCGACAGGGTGGTCCGTGTCGATGAAATACTGGCCGTCGAAACAGAGCTTGGTGAAGGCACCGTTGACCGCTTCATAGACCAGTTCGTCCGGGAGCTGCGCCGCCGAGAAACCGGCCATCTGCGCCTGGGGCGAGTAGATGCCGAGCTGGTCGTCCTCGATGTCGTTGCGGTCCACCTCGACGGTGGCCTCGAAGTCCTCGTTCTCGACAACGTATTTGTAGGCCTTCAGGTTTTTGACCACCTTCGCGCCGATCCAGCGGCGCATCTTCGGAAAGGCGCTCAGCCACTTGTAATCGTTGCTGCCGGTGTTACTCGGCACTTCCATGGCGATCTTCTGCCAGGTGGTGGGGGCTGCCCCGAAGGCGTTGTTGAAGATGGTTTTGATCGCGACGAATGCCGCGCTGAGACTCTGCTTATTGATCAGCATGTGTCCGGTTCTCCGTTGGTGAGCCTGTTATTCCACCCACACGCCGTCCGGTTCGACGCCGATGATGCGGCCGGCCGGGGAGCGGGTTTCGGTGCCGTCCGTGGCGGCGACGGTCTGGTCGTCCACGATGTAGGCGGGTTTCATCAGGTGCGCCTGGGTGACGCTGCCGTCGTTCGCCCACTTGAAGGCGTTCAGGCGGCGCACACGGACGACCTTGGCGCCGTCCGCGCCATTGCGGTTGTCCACGTATTCCTCAGCGCGGCCCAGGTAGGTCAAGCCGGTGGCGGTGCTGCCGCCTACGGCGAACCCGGTAGCGTTCGCCACGACGATGGCGCCGGCGAAGACCTGGACGTTGGCCGCTACCGGCACGCCGATGACCTCGGCGTCCTGGAGCGGGGTGTTGCGGTCGGTGGTCAGGGCAGTCATAGCGCCTCCTTACTGGCCTTTCAGGGTCTTGAGGTAATCCTCCGGCTTGATCTGCATGGCCGAGCAAACCGCGAGGGCGGCCTCGTCCAGCTGGTCCACCGAGGTAGGCACCGAGGTACGCCCGGCGCTCTGCTGTTGGGTCAGGGCGGCGATGGGCTTGGCCTGGCCCAGGTAGTTTTTCAGGCCGGCCAAGTCCTTGGCGCCGTATTCACGCGCCCAGGGCTCCATGGACGGAATGAGTCGGCCCTCCTGGATAGCGCTGTTGATCAGGCCGTCCAGCTCGCCGCCGTTGATGCGAGAGGTCAGCGCCGCGACCTGGCCCTGGAGCTGGGTGACAGCTTCAACGGGCACATACTTCGCCGGGTCGGGGTTACCGGGGGCGGCGACCTTCAGTTGGGCGGTGGCGGCGGCGATCTGCTCGACGTCCGCATCCTTGGCCAGGCCGAGGGTTTCGCGCAGCTTGGCCAGGTTGGTCGCCTGGGCGTCCAGGGCCGGCTTCAGGGCGGTCAGGGCCGCAATGGCCTCTGCCTCGGTCGTGCCTTCTTTCAGCGACAGGGCCGCGATGATGGCTTTCAGGAGTTCATCCACAGGGGTTTCCTCGTCGGGGTTGTAGAGGCCAAAGGTCGCGGCCGCTCGGCGTGCGAGAGGCTCCAGACCGTCGATGGCGGGGTCATTTGTCATTGCGCCCATGAGGATGGAGAGGACCGTGCCGTCCGGGGCGTAGCTGAAGACGGGGCTGAAGTACAGGTACTCGCCGTCCTCGATCAGCTTCGCGGCGCGGGCGGTGTATTCGACACGCCCCCACAGGCCGGAGCCTTCGCGCCATTCGAAGTCCAGGAAACGGCCGGCAGCGGGCGCGGGCTGGCCGTTCTGCTCTTTCTTTAGGGTCTGGTGCTCGTAGTCCAGGACGGGCGGAGTCTTGCGCGACCGTGCGCGCTCGATCACTGCGGCGGCACTGGCGGCATCGATCCGCCAGCCCGGCACATCCATAGGGCGCCCATCCATGGGCCAGAACTCACCGGCAGGCGTAACTTGAATCCAGGCGCTGCCGTCCTCCAGCTTGGGGAGCTGGAACGAGCAGGCGGCGATGGCAACGTGTAGGCGGTTCTTCTTCATGCCGCCATGGTGGCGACGGTCGAGCGCGGCGGTTACGGGAAGGGGTTCAACGACTGCGGAAACCGTCCGGCGCCATCTTTTGGCCAATCCCTGGCACGCGGATGGCGATGGAACGATTTCTAACGGGGTTCTAACGGGGTTAACGCACCGACTCTGATGCGAGGTAGCGGCTAACCCCGTTTCGGCGCGTGTAGCGCGTTTGCGGGCGGATCAGGTGATCACGCAGATGGCGGGTCGTTCGCAAGGCACTCCAGGGCGAACTGGACGGTATACGGCGCGGGACGGTAGCCGTCCTTGGCGTCCTCGCTCAGGTAATAGCGCATCACCCTGTCACCGAGGCCGAGCAGCTCGGCTGCGCGCCGCTGGCTGATGCCGGCTTTCTTGAGCAGCCCGCGCAGGTAGCGCGGGTCTGGATTGTGGTTGGATGCATCAGGGGTTTTCACGCCGGGAAATCTCATTCATAGCGTTTTCAATACGACCGAGGCCACTGCCAGGCAGACCATAAAACCAGGATTCCAGTTGCTCCGTTGATTCAAAATCACGAGCACCAACGCTTTTGCCGTTTACGACGTTCTCAACGCGGGCTTTGATTTTGCTGCCATTTTCGTAAACGGCGATATTCATATAGTTCAGGTGAGCGGTGCTGAGGTATTTGATGAACTTCATGGTTTGAATCCTTGTTGGCGCCTCGCCGTTGTGGCTGGCATGAGGCTAGATTAGGCACATTGTGCCTAATACGCAATAGGCACAATGTGCCGCTTGTCCGAATTCATTCCCCCTAGCGCCCCTGGGATAGAGCAGCTAGAAGGACGTCCAGGACCGCATCGCGGGCGCTTGGCTTGAGCTGGCCGTTTCTGAGGACCGGCAGATACGGGCGCGCCGGGATTGTCACCTTACGGCCTCGCCCAGCCTGACCGCCCAACTGCTGGATAGCTGCGTAGCTCAGATTGGAGCCGATCTGCGCCTGGTCACGGTCGGCGCGGGTTGTGATCGAGCGCGCTAGGGCGTTGGTGACCTGGAGAATCGGATGCGCGCCGCGCCCCTTCGCCGCTCGCGCTGCAACGGTAGCGGGGCTCAACTGAGGCCATCCCGGCCCCTCGTCCATGAATGCAAACTCCGTCTCGGCCAGCAGCTCGGCAGCAATGCCGCGCATCAGCGGCAGGGTGTCGGTTACCGCCGCGTAGAGCGCCGCCAGGCGCTCCTGGACCTCGCGGTCCACCAGCTCCAGCTCGATGCGATTGGCCATTAGCGAACCCTCCTGTAACGGCCCAGGGCGAGCCCGTCGTCGATGCTTTCCATCGTCACCTCTGTAACCTGGCTGATGTTCTCCATTTGGCCCGGCCCATAGACGCCACCGCGCAGCCGAACCGCCAGGGTCGAGTCGCCATCCTGGACGACATAGACCAGCGACTCGCTGCCACGCTCCCACAGCACCATGGCGGGCTGGGCCAGGCGCTGCGGCAGGTTCGCCAGCTGCTCGCGAGCGACCGGGCTGTTACGGATCACGGTGTCGCTGGCCGATACCACGCCAGCCTGGAGCTGGGCACCCTGGGCAGCCGCGTAGGTGATGTCGGTCGGATCGAGGACGCCGACCGACATCGTCTGTCCCTGGGGCGACGTGGAGCGGTCCACAAACGCCTTCCAGGCGCGCTGGCGTACCGGGTCCAGGAGCACGTCCTGGACCTCGCCGAGGGCGGCAGGCGCTCCCAGGGTGCGCTCGGCCTTGTTGTACAGCACCTGGTCCATCAGGGCGCTCTGTATCGGGCTGCCGTCGAACCCGGCATCGGGGCGAAATTGGATCTTCCGACCGGCCCGGTCGGTCGTCTCCAGGGTGGTTAGGGTCTGTTCCCGAATCTCCCCCGTCCGCTTGTCTACGCCCGTCTCGACGGTCACCTGACCGGTCTTGCCGACGCTGGATTCGACCGTCAGACCACGGCGACGCACAGCGGCCGCCGTCAACGGAACGATTCGGCACCGGCAGTTGTAGCCATTCGGCGGCATGATGTGCTGCCAGATCGGGTCGTCCCAGCGGAACACCTTGCCATGTAGCGCCGCATGGCTGGGCCGGGTGACGCTATCCATGACGGCCACATACATCCAGTAAGGGTGAGTTTCCCTGGCCTCATATGCGGCGGCATAGCGCCCGGCCATGTAGGCCGACTGCATGTTGGTCTGGTAGATCGTTTCCAGCCGGCGCGGGCTGCCGAGCTGGGCGACCTCGGCCCCGCCGTCCGGCGCAACCACTATCGGACGCCCCCACCAGCCTTTGGCCTCCAGGATCGGCCGCAGGTTGCGCTGGAAGTCGCGCAGCGTTCCGCCACGTTCCAGGTTATCGACCAGGGCGTCGCGGATGTCCTGGAGCACGTCCAGGCGTGCCGCCTTGGCCACCGTCAGCGCTCGGGCATGGGTGGCCGCGTCAACATCGTGCCAGTTCCAGGTAATGGCGAACCCCTTGCGCTCCAGGTACTCAATGGCGGCCTCCGGCCGCATGGCGAAGATGGCCCGCAGATCGGCCTCGGTTGGCGTTGCCATCAGTCGATCCGATCCAGCGTGCCGTTGAGCCGGCCCCAGGTGTCGGCTACGAACAGCAGCCGGTGGAGGGCATCCGCCAGGGCGCTGTCGTCCATATCCGGGAATGCCTCGGCCAGGGCGCCGAGCAGCTCGGCCTCGCTACCTCCGCGGCTGATCACATCCAGGAGCGGCGCGACCAGGCTATCGGCCTGGTTTTGCATGTCCTGGGCCGGCAGGCTGGCCAGCACCTGGTCCAGCGCTTCCTGGTCGCGGTAGCGTGGTCCGATCACCTGGGCCAGCGCAGCGATGCGAGGACCAGGGCGCCGGCTCAGCTGGGCGATACCTGCGCCGCGCAGATCGACCAGGACCGCCTCGCCATTGGCTGGCAGCGGGATTCCCAGCTGCTCCTGGACCCAGTTGACCGGCACCTGGACGCCCAGCTTGACCAGGGGCGGTAATGACGTTGCCATGGCGGCCAGGTCGGCCCGGTCCTTGAGGTCGAACACCAGGCGGGGGGCGCGGCGTGCGTCGAGGTTGCCGGAGCGGTTGAGGACCAGGAGGGGCCAGAGTAGGTCGCGGCTCAGCGTGGCGGCAAGCTGTCGGGCATCCGCCGCCAGAAGGTCATGGCGCACCTCGTTATGGACCTGCCCCAGGGCATAGGCACCACCGCCCGACTCGCTGGTCTGGCTGGTGAGCGTGCCGCCCAGGATGGCCTTCGACATCGAGTCATCGCACCAGCGCATCATGGCCATGAACGGCTCGGCCGAGCCTTTCGACGCTTCCTGGAAGTCGATGGACATACTCTCGGGGATGATGCCCGCTGCGGCATGGCCGAGGCCGGTCACGGCTCGCAGCAGGGTCACCTTCTCTTCGTCCGGCGTGCCGGGCGGGTACTTCCCGAGCCGGATCGGCAGACCGTAGATTTCGAGCATTTCCGCCAGGTCAGCCGTGGAGTAGTGCTTGAACAGGTATGGCCAGGCCACGACCCGGAACAGCCCGCTACGCGCCACGTATCCCGAGCGCGAACGCGGCTTGTGCATGATCCAGCCGAACGGCTGGAGTACCTCGCCCGCGATGCTGTTATCGCGCAGGCGCAGCTCGTCCTGGTCGTCCGGGTTCAGTTGAAACCAGCTCTGCGGCCGGTGGTCGAAGGCCTGCGGCAACCACTCCCGCCCCTGGAGCGACCAGTCCAGCTCGATAGCGCTATAGCCGTGGCCGACGCCGTCCATGCAATCGAGCATGAGGTCTTCAATGCCCTCCAGGTCGAGCAGCAGCTCGTGGAGATACTCCGCGTCGGCCTTCTCTGCGGCCGAGGCGTTGCGCGGCGGCTCGATGGTCCAGTCCAGGCCGAGGACAGCGCGCTTGCGCTTGCTCATTTCGGCGAACAGGTGGGCGTCGCGTTCCTCCATGTCCATGAACAGCTCGGCCTGAGCCTGGAGGTGCCCCTGCTCGGCCTCGATCAGGATGTGAGCCAGCTTGGCTGGGGTCAGCCCCTTGGCCGGGTGGTTGGCGAACTCTTTGGCCAGACCGGCCAGGTGCGCGGTCTGCTGCTTGCGCAGCTGCTGGGTTCGCAGGGGGTTGCCGTAAATATCCACGATGGCGGCCATCGTTGCGTCTCCTACCAGTCGCCGCCCATGCGGCCACCTACGTCAAATGAATCGTCAAATCCACCAGAGCTGGCGGTCCCTTGCCGGCCTACCAGGGCGAACTCCATGGAAGCGAAACCGGTTGTCGCGAGCATCCAGAGCATGTGCAGGGCGTCGGGGCCATCGTCGTGGTCTGCGGCCGGGAAGTGGCGCAGCTGTTGTTCCAGGACGGTCTGGCTTGGATGCAGACGGATTAGGCCGTTGGCCATGTGCGGCTGGAGACTTTCGATGCGCAGCAGCTTGTCGGCGTGCGGGGTGATCGCTCGGGCAGGTACTGGGCAGCCTGCCTTGGCCGAGCGCTTCACCAGCTCGGTGCGCAGGAACTCCTGGAACTGGACCGCCTCAACGCCCCAGACCAGGCAGCGATAGGCCCGCTGCATGGTGATGATGTCCTCGATGATCTTGTCCGGCAGGCGCTTGCGGATACCGGCCTCGACCACGTCCAGGACACCTGTTTCCCGATTGAACCCACCCACCAGGATGGCGCTGGGGTCGCGTCTGGTACCTTGCCTGCCAAGGGACGGGTCACACGCGCCGTAGAACATCCATTGCGCCAGGCGGTTGACCCAGAACGTGATGCAGGCGGCGAAGGGGGCGTTTTCGCCCTGGACAGGGTCGTTCTGCTGTTCCGAGTCGAACGCCGAGTGCCCATCGCGGGCACGTTTCACCATAAGCCTGTAGAGGGGCTGCCCATCCGGCCAGCAGATGATCGCGCCGTCCCCCATGGCGGCGGCGCGTTCCTGGTAGAAGGCCAGGGCGGCGGCGCCCTCGTCGTCGGAGTTGAGCAGCAGCTCCTCCCACTTCTCCCACAGGTCCATGCGGTGCGGCCATTCGATGATCGCCTTGAACTTGCGCCGCTTCCACAGCGGGTTTTTCAGCAGGCGCGACAGGACCGAGTCGTAGTGAAGGATGGTCCCGATGATGATCACGTCCATGGTGTCGTCGGCCGAGCCGAGGGACAGAACGGTTTTCTTCAGCCAGTTTTCCAGCTTGTCGCGCTGCTCCGGGCTGCGGACGTTCTCGTCGTTCTCCAGGTCGTCGCCGATCACCAGATCAGGACGATGCGGGCCGTGTCGAAGGCCGCGCATCCGCTTGCCGGAGCCGAAGACCTGGACCTTGGCATCGTTCGCCGTAACGATAGTGCCGACCTGCCAGACGCGGCCCTTGCCGGCGCCCTGGGGGAAGTCGGTGGCCAGGCGCGGGTTGAACTCCAGCTCCGCCTTGATCGCTTCCAGCATCGTGGCGGCCTGTTCGAAGGCATCCATGATGATCAGGGGGTAATGCTTGCGGCCGGTGAGCACGCACCAGATCACGAATATCTGGCTCACCAGGGTGGACTTGGCATTACCACGCGGCGCCGCAATGGCTTCGTGCTGGCCGTCCGGGTGGTCCACCAACTCGGGCAACCGCTTGTAGAGATAGTCGTGGAGCAGCGCGTTACCGCGCTTCACGTAGTGCGGGAAGTAGGTCCGGGCGAAATACTCATAGTCCGCGCTGGCCCGTTCACGCCGGACGGCGCTGGCCTTCGGATCGGGGTCGAAACCTGCGACCTCGGCCTCGATCTGGCGACGGAACTCTCCCGCAAGCTGGGCGATGTCCGCCAGGAAGTCCCTGGTGCTACTCTTCATGGCTTCTAACCAACGCTAGGAGCGTCAAGAATGACTGGTCCGAAAGTATTCGGGGTGGAAGAGGTAGAGGCGATAAAAGAGCGCGATACGCTCATTGCCGCCGTACTACGGGGGCTGATCTCGGTCGCAGAAGTCATGTCTGCCAGTGAAGAAGGCAGGAAGGCTTGGGAAGAAAGCCTTGAGCGTAACTTCAGCCGCGTCCCTGACCATGTAGACCCGGAGGTTTTCCGCATGATCAAGAACCGGCTTTTGGGAATACTGCCCGACCCAGAAGACTCTTAAGGTCAACCCTGTTCGTGACGCTCACCACCTTTGCCGTGGTGGGCACTTCTTTCGCCAGAGCATCCAGATAACTGCCGACCAGCTTTCCGAACAGTATCGGCGCGCTGTCCTCGACAACCAGGTGCTTGCATTCGTTCTGCCGCAGCTCCAGCAGACGTACCGTCATATCCGCCAGAACGGCCAGGTTCTCCGGGCTCATCGACATTATCCGATCTCCTTTGCAATGATTTCACCGAACGGCTCCAGCACCTCGGCGAATGCCTGGGCGTGCTGCGGGAACCGCTCACGGATGAAGCTGGCCAGGCGCTGGAGCACCTCCATAGCGGTGGCCAGCGCTGATGTTTCGGGCAGAACACGCTTGGACGCGCTGACCGTCTTGTTGTAGGCATCGGCCAGGCTGGCGAGCAGCTGCACCTTCACGGCGGGCTTGATGTCCGCGTCTACCTGGACGGCTTCCATCGTGGCCTGGAACTGAGTCACCAGGCCAGCCAGCACCTGGCGCGCCACGTCCTCCAGTCCGCCACCGGCCAGCAACTGCGCCGATTGCGCCTTGTCCCAGTCGTCCCCCTCGGCTTCCGCCTGCTGTTTCCAGCGGCGAGCGGTGCCATAGGAGACGCCGAACATGGCGGCCGCGACCTCCAGGGACTGGCGGTCGAGGACGT